GAAGTTACCTGGAGCAGCGTACTTTGTTACTTCAATGAACTCTGGGAGGTCACGAAGACGACGGCTCTGGTGAGGGTGAACGAATGCGACGTAAGTCTCGCCCAACCTTGGGATGTTCTTGGTAGCCAAGGTCTCGACAGCGTCCTTAACGGTACGTGTTGAGAGGTATGAAGCACCGGTCATTGTTGCACGTGAAGTAGCTTCTGTGCCATATGCATACCAGTTGTTGACAGCAGAGAGGTTTGAACGATCTTCACCGTAGATGACAGAAGATGCTGCCATGAGTGTGTCACGAGCCTGGCCATCAAGGTAGAGAGCCATGTTACGTCCAAGAAGACGTGAAGCTGATGCCATAACGTCATCGAATGATGCGTTGAGTAGAAGCTCGGATACTGCGATTGCGTAACCTTGCTCAGCAACAGTGATTGAGAACTGCTGTGCTGTCAATGCGTTTGTTGACATACGGACACCTTCAGTAAGTGTTGAAGCGAATCCGAGGTTGTTGTAACGCATGAAGTTGATCTGGAGACCAGGAGCTACGCCGAGTTCTGTCTTCTTGACTGCGAACTGCTCGAAGCGCAAGATAGGCATTGACTGGAATAGAATTTCCTTAGACCAGATGGTCTGAATTGCTTGTGTAAGCTGGCTGTTAGCGCCAGAATACGCTGTTGGGGCAGCGGCGAGATTACCGGTACCTGTTACGGCTGATGCCATTTTGGTGTTACTCCTTGTTCATATATGTTAGGTTAGTAAAAATGGGTAGGTATTACCCGAAGATTCCCTTGTTACGATCATCGGCTGTTTTACCTAGCAGACGTGATCTATTTTTTGCGTAATCAGCTACCGACATTGAAGCAATCTGCTCCGGTGTAAACGATTGTGAGTCCGAATTGTTTTCGAGGGTTGGTGGCAAGGTTGTCCTTGTACCGGTCATATCACGGCGCTGGGCCTGAATAGCCTGTTGCGCCGACTCCAAGAGCTTTGAGGTCTTATCCTTCAGCTTGGAAATACTCTTTTCGATTTCATCAACATTGTTGCCAGAAATCATATCAATAAGTTCTGGGGCGATGTTGTCCTGCTCTTCGCTAATGCGGCGATTGAGATACTGTGTTAATTCAGCATACTCACGTTCACGCTCTAGCAAAGCAAAAGCACGTTCACGCTCTAGGCGCTCAGATTCAATTTTAGCAGCCCATTCCTTTTCCTTCTGTTCAAGAAGGCTACGGACGTCCATCTCAGATTCAAGCTTCTTACGCTCTGCCTCTGCGGCGGCTTCTGCTGCTGAACGAGCCTCAGCTAGGCGTTCTTCACGATCCTTCTTAAGAAGATTTAGCTCTTCCTTAAGAGAATCAATCTGTGGATATAGTTTTGACTTTTCCTGCTCACGTACACGGTGCAAGTCTTGTTCCGTGTAGCCCTTAGCTTCAGAAAACTTACTTTCTGAAACTGGTTCTTGCTGTGCAACTGGTGCTGTGCCGTTAACTTCTGAAGCAAAAGCTTCTTGAGCTACTGCACGTTCTACTGCTGTTGAGTTTTCTGACATGCTTATTCCTTTAGGTTAAGAGGTCGTTGTCCGATGTAGTGCCACGATGACCTGCGGGTTTGTTTAGGTGGTATATAGCCTCGCAAACTATTACTAGTTTGTCAGCCTAAATTACTTAGATTCCTCTTCTGAACTGGGGCTATCCTTTTGTCCAGGAGTTTGTCTTCCAGGTAATCTAGTTCCATATGCTTTAGTAACAAGGTCACTTTGCATCTGAGCTAAGGTTTGTTCCTCAAATGGGGTGATGACTCCGGGTTGTCCTAGAGGACCAGGTCCCATACCGTCTGCAGGTGCAGCGCCAGGAGGAAGGCTTCCATCCGGCATCATACCAGTTAGTGAGGTAATTGCTGAAGCGATCTGCTGCTTTACAAGAGCTAGGGCGCCATCGGCCTTAGCATCATTAATAAGCTCTGCTCTGATCTCTTCGAGCTTCTCGTCAGGGAATTCTTCGCCAAGCTGGCGTAGGGCGCCTTCACGAGATTCAAGGTTCATAGCCATCTTGGTCTGGATTTCCTGAAGTGTAATCAGCTTATCTAGAGGAAGTGGAGGTGGGAAGTGGACTACAGACTCGTATGTTAGAGAGTCTGAGATATCCAATAGAGGTAGTTGGCCATTCTTAATAGGGCCGTTAACATCAGGGTTGTAAGCAAAGACTTCTGGCTCTTTAAATGCCAGGGTAAGAAGAACTAGCTCATTGATCCTACGAAGACCCTCAGAGTATTGAACAATCTTCTGGTGGTAGCGGTTCATCAAAGGCTGGTACTGGATAGCCAAAGCAACACCGGAAGTGTTAGAGATAGGCTGTACCTGTCCAAGAGCTGTCTCTGGGACACCGACCATCTCATGCATGGCTGTCTTTACCACCTTAAGGTACTCAAGAGCGCCTTGTAGGCCTGCTCCGCCGCCTTCTAGGTTCTCTACACGAGCATCTTTTGGAAGACCGCCCCAAACCTTCTTAGGGCCCTTTTCAAGCGCTGAAGCCTTAGCTCCGATAATAACTGTTACTGGGGCTGCGTGGTAGTTCACGATATCAGCAATATCTGTGGCTACTTCGTTATAGTTGCGGTTTAGAACAATAAGGTCATGGCAATCAGAGAGCCCCCAAGGAGAACCCGAGACACGGACATTGGGGATGTGAATAATAGGCACAACCCCGATAGGATTAGGGCGAGAGTCAATGAGTTCATCATTAATGTACTCCTCAATACGGTCGTCAGTCAGAATTTCAGTATATGTGTAGACCTGACGAGTTCCCTCAATAGATGTACCCCAGAAACGATACTTAAGCTTGAAGCGAATCAAACGTGAGCGATCGTGTGGGTGGAACTCTGGGAAGCAAAAAGATGAGTTAAGTGGAAGGATGCGAACCTTACCTGGATGAGGACGGCCAATAGAATCTTCAAAGCCTTCTTCATAAGCTACTTTAACAAAGCAATCTCCTGATACGCCGCCTTGCTGGCCCATCTCCCAAAGTGTTCCGTGCTTATCATTATCAATTTCCCACACACGCTTTAAGACGTCAGGAATGATCGCCTCTGTTGCTTGAGGGCTTCGGAATGAAACGCCACGGCTAAAACAAAAGTTAACTATGTAGTCTGTGAACGCACGGTAATAGTTGTATACCATCTGCGACTCACCAATTTCACGGCGATATGACCAGTGATGTCCGAGATACATTGCCCAGTTAAGAGAGTAACGGTTTAGACGTGGACCGTGTACTTCAAACTCTTCATCAGCAAGTTCTACAAGACCAAGAGGAGAAATCGAAATGGTTAAGTCTGACGACGCCGCCCTATAGGACGGAGGTGAAAAGTCAACACCACCACTCATTGATTAAGTCCTAACATTAGTGTGCCCCACAATACCTTCTCGAAAGTTAAGTCCACCAGCCCCGGAGAAAGGGAACGGGGCTGGGGACCTGTATATTGTATCTTACTTTTAGTCGTTTACTGAAGCAGGGTTCATGCGCTCCTGGCGTGAGCCACTGCGGATGGCCTCTTCGATGACCACTGTTGAGTGATCTCCGAAGTTACCTTGTGCAAACTCACCAAGGAATGTTGGTGCTTCTACCCAAGCTGCTGAACCGACGTGAGCACGCTCACGCATGGTCTCATCAGCATACTTCTCAAAAACGTTCTGGTTGTGGTTTGGACGGCCGTCTGGTGTTTCGTAGCCTTGATCCAAACCAACCTGGAAATCATTTGGGACGTCAGTGTCTGATGCAAGACCTTCTTCAAAACGAAGTGGACCACGTAGGCCTGGTGTTGCTGGTGACATCTTGCGCTCGTATGAGTTGCCAGGGCGCTCAGGGTACTGAGGTGCTGGTGCGATATTTGGTGTTGCCATTGTTATATCTCCTATAGGATAAGGGATTGAGGTTCCTCAGGGTTAATTCTGTCTGGTAGAGGGGGTTTTGTCATGGTAAATTAAAAGAAAGGACTGGAGCTTACTTCCACTGTAGGCATAACCATGTCCTGTGTTAGAGAGCATGCAAGGGCCAAAGAGTCCACAAAATCGTCGTGAGCATGCACTTCATCAGGTGCAGCCACTAAGAAGTTAGGTCCCTTGTACTGAACCTCGGCATCTGTCATTTGCTGGTAGAACTTCTTCCAAATGCGAAGTCGTCTGGTTTTTGCATGTGAGGGCCACGAAACCATCTGACGCTGGATTAGCGCCTGTAGGTGCTTCCATCGCTTAGATTGCTCTGTAGGGCTGGAGGTAACCGGCACTACTTCAGCACGAGGCATTAAAATCTTTAGGCGTCCGGCCACTGCATCACCTACACCGTTGGCATCTACTCCGATAGCAAGCACGTCATAGTTTCCTAAGAACTGCTGAATCTGGAAGTACTGTTCTTCCCAGTCATCTCCCTGCAGTTCCAACCAGTTAAGCACCCTATGATCATAGTAACCATACTCATCAGGACGATCCCAGTCTACCCAGACCACTGTGACCACTGTGCTGTCCATTTTACGAGCTGGGTCAATTCCAACCACAACAGGTGAACGGTGCCAAGATTTTACAATTTCTTGTGAGGTATCTCCAAGATCATCCATGATGCTAGATGTGACGAACATACCACGCTCAAGGAGCCACTTACAGTTGTAAGCCATCTGAAATTCATCAGAGTCTTCACCGATACGTAACATCTCTTTTCGAATGTACTTATCATAGTTAGGTTGGATCTTAGATACATCTTTCCAGTCCCACTGAAAATGGTTCTGCTTAGCATTACGGCCTTGAGTCTGACGGCGCTTGTTAAGCTGGATAGACCGGTAGAAGCCGTTCTTAGATGTTGTGGGGGTACCTGTCTTAACCATAGTTGCGTTGTAGTACGCACCCATAGGCGCAATTGACTTAGATACTACAAAGTCATCTGCTTCTTGACACTCATCTACGATAATGAGGTGGAATGACTTAGATTCGATCTTAGCTCTTGGGTTAGCAGTCATCATCATCAATGTACTGCCTGACTTCTTTAATTTTAGGTTTCTTACTACGCCCGGTGTCTTGGTAGGCATATCATCAATTTCCGGATCACCAAAGACTTCCATAGCTCTTTCAGAGGTAAGTCGGGACACTGTACGAGAATAAAGTGTTTCAACCTGGTTTTGAGTAGGGGCAAACATACCTACCCAGAGACCATCGCCAAACTTTCCAAGCAGCTCGGGGTACATTCTGGCTAAACGAGGGAGAATAACCATAAGTGTGGCCACTGTGTTGGCGATGGTTTCTGACTTTCCTGACTGACGTGAAGCCAGTGCAGTGATCTCTTCACCATCGTTGATGAGAACTGATTCAATAACTCTGCGTGCCAGAGGCTCTTGATAAGGGTGCAGGTTATATCCTACAAGCATTTCCATAAATTGCATGATCTTTTCGATAAGAACCTTGACAAATTCTTTAGACAGCTCATCAAGCGTGTCCACTTCCTCATCTTCTGGCAGAGGACTGTAATATTCGTCCTCCGGCAGATCTACTTCATCAAATTCACTCACTTAGGGAATCTCTCTGACAAAACATCTAAAATAGCGTGGATAGACTCTGCGGCTACTTTAGCCTCTTCTAAGTTGAACTGATCTTCTGTTTTCTGCCAAGTAGATAGATTACGACCAATAGAGTAGATAACTTGGTCAGACCAAGCCAGCAACTCAGGCGTAGATAACTTTGCTACTCTTTTTTCTATGCGAGTCTTAGGACGCTCTTCTTTTTTCTTAAACATCATATTCTTCCCCTCGTACTGTATCCCAATCAAATTCGCCTTGGGCCACTGGTCTCCCAGCAATTGCGTTTGTTAACGCCTGGCTTTCCTCATATTGTGCAACCCATTTACCTATGACAATAGAAAGGCGGGTAAGTGGAAGTCTAAAGACTAGGCCACTGCCAAACCTAAAAGGGTGTTCGATTTCTTGAGTAGTTGACTTCTCTACTACAACTTTAGGTTTTAACGGATATACCATAAAGTGCCAGAAGTATTTACTTCCAACATCATGCGTCTTGGCCACTGCCCTCTCCCTCTTGACATTCGTGGTCTGGAATTTCGTGCTCTAATACTAACATAGAACAGTCCCGACACTTGAACACCTTAGGAGGGCGGAAATTGTTTTGTGCGGTTGCACCCTCTAAAATTTCATCTCCAGGCCTGGCGTAGTTATTAATTACCTCAGGCCTAAAAAAGATTTCAGGAGGAAATGGCCCCCTAGCACCGTGTGAAGATTTAGGTACAGGATGACCTTGTTTTGTTTCTACCCTCTCAATGGACATTATTCAGCCGCTGGTGTTTCAGCCACTGCTTCAGCCACTGCCTCATCGGCCACTGCCTCAGCTACTGGAGCTTCGGATGTTGTTGCCTTTTTAGGTGCAGCCTTCTTTGCTGAGGCCACTGCCTCTTCGGCCACTGTCTCGATCTCAGTTGTCAAACGTACAACGAAGTCAGGAAGAATTTCATTAAGATCATATGGTAGGTGCATGTTGCAGAACACTTGGTGAACAGCACCTGGGTACTCAACTCGGAAGCCTGCTTCTGCTGTGCAATTTAGGCATTGTGCCATTTTATGGTCCTTTCGGGTATTTTTAAAGAATATTGGTATATCTTACACTAGGTTAGCGGTTTGCACACCCCTGTATTTACGGCTATACTATGACCAGGAGCTAAACCTCCAACACTAAAAACGAAACAAAAGAGTTACAACTAGCTTGGCAGACCGATGCCGGGCTATCTTTACCTAAGTGACAGTTACGTAAAGATTCGGGTTGGCTCTCTAGCCTAGGAGATAGTGTGAATTTATATGACAAAAGGAATTATCTAATCCTTGGGCTCGTAGCCCTCCTATCATTTGGGAACCTAATAGCTGCTCCAGCAAAGGCAGCAGCCCCCATTATAGGAAAATGCCTAACCCCACTAGGCGAGTACAGACTA